GTCTACTTCGTTTACTCCAGAGCCTTTGTCACAAGAAGAGTCTACTTCGTTTACTCCAGAGCCTTTGTCACAAACAAATACAATAGCACCAACCCAACAAGTTGCTGCCGTTGGCGCTCCTCCGCCAGTGGCGCAAGCGGGAGGTGTTAACCCCTTGGCATCTCCCGCACCCCTGTCTGGTGGTGCAGGGCAGCAGCTTCAGCAGCAGCTTGCCGGGGGAGGTAATCCAATCAACGCAATTAAAAACTTACAAGCAACGGGGAATGTATAATGAATAAAGATCAACTAAGACAAGAGCTTGCAGACGACGAGGGCTGTAAGTACTCCGTGTATTTAGATCACCTTAATTTACCAACTTTCGGAATCGGTCACCTGATTACCGAGTCCGATCCAGAGTTTGGTGAACCTATTGGTACGGAGGTATCCGAAGAACGAGTGCGTAAGGCATTCAACTTGGATGTAGCTGTGACAATAGATGAGTGCAAAGTGTTGTACCCGGACTTCGATGACCTACCAGAAGAATGCCAGCACGTCATAGCTAACATGATGTTTAACATGGGTCGGCCTCGCCTATCCAAGTTCAAAGGCATGAAGGCCGGAGTTGATGCCCGGGACTGGAATAAGGCCGCAGACGAGATGGTCGATTCGAGGTGGCATGATCAGGTTCCAAACCGAGCCAAGCGTTTGGTTAAGCGGATGCGTGATCTAGCCAACGACTGATGGCTTTGAGAGAATACATTTTGGTAATCTCCATGTGGGGGAATGACGGAGCCACTGATCATTACATTGGACAGATGAGTCTCCAGCAACCCATGAGTCGAAAACAGTGCCACTGGATGCTTGAAGATGATCGATGGTCAGCGGCTTATGATAATAAACATTATAAAATGGCTATGCACTGTTTTCCTAAAGACTGTGCAGGTAAGTCAAAGTGTGAGTGATGGCTACTAAAATAAACGAAAACACTGAACTATCCATGCCCATTCGCAACTTGATTGCGATGGTTGTTGGGGCCGCAATTGGAACGTGGGCGTATTTTGGGATCATCGAACGGTTAAATACCCTTGAAAACAAGATCATCCTAATGGAAGCGGACTTAGGGCAGAACACAGAATTTAGGATTAAATGGCCGAGGGGTGAGATGGGCAGTCTCCCGGCAGATAGCGAACAATTTATGCTGATAGAGCACCTGTCTGATACGCTTACGAAGCTACAGGGACAGATTGATGAAGGTCGCGCTCCTCACGATCAACAACAGAAACTAACACTGGACTTCTATGAGAAGAGGTTAACAAACATCGAAGCACAGATTGAAAAGTTAAGAGGTGATATGCGTGGTGGTTGAGACTATTACATTAATATTATACATGAGTGGTGACATCACAGAGCACACGGCTTTCGAGCAGATAGCCAAATGCCTCAAAGCAAAGCGCACTATTGAGCGAAATTTGTATAAGAAGAGTGGTTCTGTTCGGTATGCATGCGAAAACAGAACCGTTGAGATATCCAAGAACGCAGATGGCTCGAGCTACATAGTAAAAATAGTGGAGTAAAACTAACCAAAAGTTAGCCCCAACATAAAACTAACAAACCAAAGGCTAATTATAAGCCTTACTAAATCACTGTTTTTACTAAATAAAAACATCAATTCTCAGAGACCTCAAGGTATATTGGTACGTCAGTTGTTCACGAGGTCCACGAGAATCGACGTTTTACGTCTTCAATCGCTTCGCACTTAACGCCTTTGACGAAAAACCCCTTATCAAGGGTTAGTATGTCGTCTGACATCTCTCTTGTTCTTTGTGCACACCTTCTCTCTGTAGTGTACGGCCCTCGAGTGTCCTCAATCACTGTGCACTTATCAACTCCATTCGACATACATATAAGTATCAACGCTTCAAACACCATCTCTCTCCTCGTTCTCTGCTTTCTGAATTAAACTTTCTACTTCGTGCAGTTTACTGATAGCTTCGTCCAGCAATCCAGACTCGTGGTTCAAAAACAATTGAGTCACGAACTGGATCGACTGGCTTACAGACAGCTTTGCTTCAGAAAAGTTGCTCATTTTTTCTTCGGTGGTCTGCCACGCTTTTTCTTTTTGGCAGGTGCTTTACCACCTTTCCAAGCTTCATTAATAGTCGGAGTCTTTTTATTGTCCGCTACTAATCGCCCCTTATCGTCTCTAGCTCTCTCCGGCTCTCCTACAAGATCCGGGAAAAACAGTCTTAAAAATTTAGTCCACATCTTCTCGCTCCTCTTGTTTTGGAAGATACACTTCCACAAATGCCCCACAATTAGGGCAGCTTAGATTAGTGACCATGGAAAAAAACTCGTTGTCCTCTTCGCAATCATGGTCACCACCCCAAATTAATTCTGTCTGACAGTGCCAACAATTCATCCTACTTCACCCCAGTTGTTACCAAGTTCTGCGTCAACCTCGAAAGGCACCTTTAAACTTGGCACACAAGTAGACATAATTTCAACAATTCTGTCCGATTGTTCTTGGCTGCTGATACTAAAGCACAACTCGTCATGCACTGTAAGCATAGGTGTCAGCCCCTCGGCGTGACAATCTACCATCGCTTTCTTCGTTTGATCGGCACTCGAACCTTGGATGAGTTTGTTCAAAGCCTTGTATGTAAAGGCACGACGTATCATACCCTTGCCACCATACTCCTTGATTGCATCCTCGAGCTTCATAGCTTTGTTGTACCCGAAAGATTTAGGCTCCCACATATCAAACCTGCATTTACGCCCCAGCCATGTGCGAATAGCACCTTTCTCTTGCGCCTGACTCATTGCAAGATCGGCTATGCCTTTTACGAATGGCACCCTCTCATGGTACTTTTCGAGCAAAGACTTGGCCTCCATCTCATCGATGTCCATAACACCAGCTAACTTCTTACGCCCCATACCGTACATGATACCAAGGTTTACAGTCTTGGCTTCCTTACGGGTTATGTCAGCAAGATCCGCCACCATCTGATGGAAGTCAGCATTGCCCTTATGATACATCTCAATTACACTATCTATCTGAGGGTGTCTGTGAACACCATTTAATTGAGCACAGTAGTGTGCCAGCCAACGTGGTTCTTGTGAGGCATAGTCAAAGCTGCCCCACTTTGTACCTTCTTCAGGGATAAACAGACCACGGATCATGGACTTTATCTCTGGATCCCTTGCCGGGATCTGCTGTAGATTCGGGTTGCTGGAAGAAAATCTACCCGTTACAGTGCCACCCTCGTCAGAACGGAGAGGATTAAAGTCACAATGAATGCGACCATTACACGAATGTTCAAGAATTGTTTCAACAAAGGTCGTATTTGCTTTGTTAAATTCACGCAACTTCACAATCTTCTGCGCTATGGGATGAGTGTGGTTGCTAAGAAACTGCTTTGTAAAGGACGGAGCATTAGAATTTTCTGTCCTATGGTATTTAAGCCCAAGGGAATCGAACGCCTTTGCCACCGATGCAGCAGACCATGGCTCTATCGCCACCCCGGTATCGGACCTTATTTCTTTTAACAGTTCCTTCTCGCGCTTACCAAGTTCGATCTGGATCTGCTCTGCTCTATCGATATCAACACGCACACCTTTAGTTTTCATCTCAAGAAGCACTGGCAACAGACTGGATTCCAACTCAAATATGCTTGTGACTTCATCCTGCTTGATGTCCACACGCAGTCTATCCCATAGCCGCAGCGTCACCGCAGCATCCTGTTCGGCGTAGCTGCCCACAAACTTTGACGGCAACATCCACATATCGCTCTTCGGATCCACATGATACATTGCAGCCGCAGCCCGTAGCATCTTCTCATTCTTGTACTCGCCAAGATATTCACCTGTCAGCGAGTTGAGATTGTAAAACCTACGGTTCTCGTTAAGCAGTGGCGCGGCTATCATGGTATCGATTATCGGACCTTGAACCTCGATCCCTGCCCATCGCATCCATCCCAGATCATACATAGCATTGTGCATTACCTTCTCGATCTTGGGTGTCGCCATCTGTTTCTTTAGCCAGTTAACCACGAGGTTCTCCGGCAGGTTGCCCTTCTCATGTCGTATTGGATAGTAGCCAACGAAGTCACCAGCAGCCACGGCATAGCCTATGACATAGCCATCATTCCTACACCACCCCGGCCCCAGCTTTGTTAGGTTTGGGTCTCTTGTTTCCAAGTCGATAGCGATACGATCATAGCCTGTAAGATCAGGAAAGGATGACGGTGGCTCCCACTCGTCGTCACCGAATCCAAGGGCTGCTTCTTTGACATCCATATCAAGAAGGTTCATTTGCTTACCCATCGTTTATGATCTCTCCTCCAAGGGCGGCGTAACCTATTATGTCCACCCATGAATCATCCTTTGTCATATCCTCGCTTAATCTAGCCAATTTGAGGCCCACCATGCAAGCCACCACCTGTTCAGGCGTAACCTCATGCTCGAGTATGATGCTCCATATCCGTGCAATACGCTCATGGTTCTTCCTAGCCGGACCATACTCCTTGGCTCTCTCACCGTTGATAAGCTCTTCTGCTGTCTTCAAAAAAAATTGTCTGTCTTTCATAACTGAAACCCATAATGTGATTGTGACTCGATAATATGCAGAGACTTTCGAGCGCGAGTCAGGCCAACATAAAATGTCCTGATCTCTGAGTCCTGATCCCTGCTTTCAACACAAGCCCTCGAGGAGTCCAGAAGCAGAGCTACGTTGTCTGCCTCACCACCCTTGGCTTTATGTATGGTTGATATCTTTATGCGCGGCTTGCCTGTCAGGATAGACTCACCCATCCGGCGCACAGATGTGATGTATATCCGCTCTCGATCAGACACCTTGATTACTTCATGCCACGGTGTATCGATCTCCGCTGTCAACTCGCCCAGAGTTTTGACATCACTAAAACCATATGTTTCTTCAGTATCCAGATTTCCTAGCTGTTTTCTACCTTGCTTGGTAGTGACATCTGATATCAGTAGCGTCGATAGCTTCTTGATATCTGCCGCAGACAAAAACCTGCCCCTACATAGATCCAGCCACATCTCAATGCCACTCAACACGTTTGGTGATATTGACCAGCCTGACCCTTCACGCCAGTAGAGATAGCCCTGATCCTTGAGATCACTCGCAACCCTGTTGGCAATGTAGTTAGTTCGAGTGAGGATCAGCCACTCACCTTCCCTGATATCTACATCCATGATATCCCGGTGCCATGTTATCGAACCTTGCTCCTCGGTGCTTGACCATGTCTTTGGTTGCCGTGTTATCAAACGCCTGACCATGCTGTCTGCTTGTTTGTGTATCGACACGGGCAGGCGGTAGGACTTGTCCAGTATTATCTTATTATCGCAGGCGTTCAGGAAATCTTTAACGTCAACACCCATCCAAGAATAGATGCACTGATCATCATCTCCGGCGTAGTATATGCGCTTGGCGTTGGGCTTTATTACCTCGTGCACCATGCGCCATTGCAACGGAACCAGATCCTGCGCTTCGTCCACAATCAGGACATCAAGCAGCGGACTATCACCCTGTTCAATAAACTGCTCAAGCATGTCCACAAAATCTATCTTGCCTGTCTCTTTCTTGTAGTCACGCAACACCTCATCCACCAGCTTGAGTTGCTGATAGTGTAGCCTGCGATCAGCCACCTCGTTGAACTGTTGCTCGATGCTTACACCTCGAACCCGTGCCATCTGTATAATAAACATATATGCATCACCGCTCTTGCCGGGGGTGAACAACAGACCGTCAGCCATGGTGACCGACGAGTTCGAGCTAAACTCAAGACCAAGCAGCTTGCCGATCTTGGTAAAGTCCTTGCCAATTAGCACCTGCTTTGCCGTCAATCCCAGCATCTGAAACGCGAAGCTATGCAATGTGCGGAACCAGACCATCTGCTCCACATCCATGTTCAGCTTTGATGCGGCCCGTTCTCTAGCCTCCTCCGCAGCCTTACGACTGAACGAAACAAATGCTATCGACTCCGGTCTAGTGCCACTGTCCAGTTCCTGCTGTACAATCTCGATGAGTCTAGTTGTCTTGCCCGTGCCCGGGGGTCCGAAGATAGTTGTCTCCATTAGAACGGCACCTCACTGTCTTCGACCTCGATACTGGGAACTTGAACCTCTGTATTGAACGCAGGCACCCACCACACGCGAAGCTGTTTCGATTCACCTTTAGTTGTAACAAATCTTTTCTTGCCATTTGCAGGAGAACCAGAGTTTATTTCCTTCAGTCGCTCTTGTATCTGACCCCGGCTGTATGTATCGAACTTGTTGTTACGCAAGTACTTCATCAACGCCTCGATCTTGAAGTACGTCATGTTGTCTTCTTCGTCAGTGAACGGCTTGCCAAGTGTGATCTCTTCGGCTGACTGGGCCTGTACCCTGCCATCACAAAACGACTCGAGCAGATCCATAAACTGACCTTTGTAAGTCAGTTCTTCCGGCACCTCGATCTCACTCATGTTCTCCATCATCATCGACACAATGACCTGCCACTCTGCCAGCTTCATCAGCGGTGGCATTTTGCGGATCTGTTCCATGCAGGCTTTCTGGAATCTCTGCGGTGTTTGCAGATCATCCGTTGTCATTTCGACACGCTGCCCAGCCACATCACAAAACCACACAGGTGGCTCCGACTTAACTACGCATAGCCCTGAGATCTCCACATTCGACGCATGACCGCCAATACCATACTTCTTGGTCTTGCATAGGTTCTTGTTGCAAAAGCTCTTCAGCGGCTCTTGTTCGCACGGGAATCCATATTCTTTCTTCTCATGCTGGTTCTGTATCGTCACAACCTCTGACGCTGGTAGCGGAGGTGTGCAATGCTTGTTGTTAATCTCTTCGAGTCGGGCTTTCCAGTTGTCGGGCTGCTCTTTCTTACAACCCACGGCTGCTGCAAACATCACTGTGTTGCGGGTGCCTTCGGGAATTCCCTGCCCAAACATGCAGTTCAGGCAGGGTGCCCACTCCTCGAACTCATCGATCTGTTTGCCAAAAGTCAAACCAACAAAAACTTCTGGCTCAACACTCCTCTCATCGACAAGTCCCACGAATTCTTTTAATGACGCTGGTTCGCCATCTTCCTTAATAGCGTAGCGGAGCGTCTGTTTCGCATCAAAGTACGGAAGGTTGATAAAGTTACCAACATCGCCACGCTCGACAATAATCTGCTCCTGCTTCGGGAATATCTCACAGCCACCATATCCAAGATACGATGCAATCTCTGATGCTTTGTCACGAAACTCTCCTGCGCTTATGTAACCCTTAAAGAAAAAGAATATATGT